CTAGGTCTGGCTATCAGCCTTACGTACTGTACTTGTGACTTAAAGTCTTAAGGTATTTAACGGTCTCGAAATCGTTAATACCTTTATCCGCCTTTTCTTGGTTATATGACGGAACAAATCCTTTAATAGCCTTACTGTCTTCAAATGTAGAGGGTAACGTTTTGAAGAACCCTGGGATTATAAGTCCAAGCTTATATTTATCTCCCTCTATAAAGAATTGGATAAGATCTTTGTAATATGGAAGATTTATACAATTTTCCAGAATCATTATCCATCGTAGAATCTCCATCTCTTTATTCCACTTACGAGGATCATGGAACCTCTCGGGATTTATCGCAGTATTAATCGCAAGAATACTGGGATACATACCTAAAACGACGCCATTGTTAGGAAGTCTTTTGTCAAAGAATCGTTGAAGGTAAACTGTCGTGTACGTGTCAATTCGCTGTTTGGATTCTTCTAATACGAACCCATAGGCTGAGCATTGTTGACTCATATACTCTGCTATGCTATCGGGTTTCACGTTGGAGCTCGGTAAACATCCGAAGGTCAGGTCATCGCCAAGGCCTGAACCATCAACTTTTCCAATTGTCCGGGTTTTATTATACAATTTCATAATATAATAACTAAAAATGCTTTCAACAAAGTTGGTCATGCCAGAACCACTCGGCATACCGTGTTTACCTGTGATAATTTTATCGAGACCAATCATGACATAAACGTTTTGGGTGTGGCTTAGTAGATCTTCGAAGTCCTTAGAATACTTCATTTGAAAGATAGGTCCACAGATTAAGTTACATATCATTAAGGAGATATCATTGATATGTTTGTCCATGGCCTTGTAATCTTGTTGAATTAGATACTCATATTTTGTAAAAAGCTCTATACGAGAGAAACCTAGTTCTACATCGGTAAAGCCTTCCCATGCTGAGAAAAATGGCAAATTCTTCGAGCGAATTAAATCCATCAACACGTATAAGTATTGCTTCTCTACGATATTCAGAGAAAAAGGTGCCATAAATATGAAACGATCCGAACCACGTTGTGCGCGTGAGCCTAATATCATCGGATAATCTCTCCACCTCTCTGATTTGGAATCACTGATTGCGTTCGCAATGATAGCAGGATCATTACGCTTTCCATAGTCCGGGCAACCAGAATTTGTAATTAATTTGTCATCGTATTTATCGAGCGTGATCACTCGTTCCGGAGTTAGGGGACGTCTATTCTTTATATCACCGAATAGCTGCTTCCTTAATTCTAAAATAAGATCCATATCAATAATGGCTGGATCAATGTCATTGTTAGGTGACGAATAATAATCCTCTAACTTATCCATGCGATCTTCTAACGGAGGGTAACCACCCTGGGGTCCCACTTTTGACATCCGAGAACGATCATATTTAATTAGAGGTATATTGAGATTATTCATCGCATATTGGGCTAGGGTTTGATCCCACTTCTCAAAAATTTGCTGTTGACTTAGGTCTTTATATAGAGGAGTTCTAGGGGTAGGTCTCTTACCTTCGCGCAATTGCAAAAAGCCTGCGGAAGCGTTGAGTTGTCCTTCTTCACTTAAGACTCCGTCAATATAAGCTTGCGAAACTTTAATTATTTCCATTACAAATAATTTAAATAAAATTTGACTAAAAGATAAATCTATTAATACGATGACAA